CGATTTGCTCGCGCTGGACTGCGGGGCTGATGAAGCTGTCGCCCATTCGCTTGCCGACGCGCGACACGCGAATGTACCCGTCCATGTCGGGCATTACGAAGCCTGCCGTGCGCCGCAGCGACCCTGAGCGAAGAGCCACTTCGGCAGCGTCAGCGTGGAGCGGCCACCCTCGAACTCGTAGACAACGAGAAGGTCGCGCTCGTAGACGGCAAGGATCGTGCGCGTGCCGATGTGGTCACGCCACACGTCACCTACCGCGTAGTTCGTATCGCTAGGCTGGGTGTTCATGGTGGTCTCCTCGACTTCGCTTGCCCGGAACCGATACGGTACCACAGCATGATTCTCGGCACAAACCAGTTCAAGAACGGTCCTGAACCATATCGGTGCCAGCCCCGTAGCTAGGGCCGTTCCCCTTCCCGCACGGCGCGCTGGATAGCCGCTTCGGTGCGGTGCTGACGCGCACATTCGGCCGACGCAGGCCCGTGGATTTCGCAGGCCGTCGTCCTACGGCGGCCGGTCGAACCGCAGCCCACGCCCGCTAGGGCGAGCCCCATCGCTACTGCCACGAGCACGCGCCGCATCGGCGCAGACTACCCGTCGGGGAGGTCACGCTGCCGAAGATCATCGAAGGCGATTGCCTGGAGGTCATGGCGCGCGCTCGTCCCGAATCGGTGGACCTCGTCCTGACCGATCCGCCGTACGGCATGGCCTACCGCTCGAACATGCGCATAGCGCGCGAGCGGTTCGATGCGATTGACAATGACGCGAGCTTCGACCCGGAGTTCACGCTGCGCTGGATGCGTGAGTGCTATCGGCTACTGAAGAATGACCGGCACCTCTATGCCTTCTGCTCGGACCACCACCTCGGCGAGTTCCGAACCGCTGTAGCCGGGGCGGGGTTCGCGCCGAAGCGCACACTGGTCTGGATCAAGTCGCGCAAGGCGGGCGGCGTCATGGGGGACCTCGACGCCGATTACGCCCATCAAACGGAGTTCATCCTGTTCGCACACAAGGGACGCCGCGACCTGTTCCACGGGCGCCATGCGAACGTGATCGAGGCCGGGAAAGTCCCGCCCCAGCAGATGCAGCACCCGACGCAGAAGCCGACGGGGCTGCTTCGGCCGCTCGTCCTCAACTCGACGCACCATGACGAGGTGATCTTGGACCCGTTCGCGGGCTCGGGGTCAACTGGCGTCGTGGCGCGCGAGGAGGGCCGCGACTACGTCCTTATTGAGCAGGACCCGCGTTACGTGAGGGTGGCGCAGGAACGACTAGCGCAGGGAGGGCTGTTCTGATGAAGAAGCTGATCTTCTGCGTGGCCGTTATCGACGTCGGCTATCGCGTTCTCGTTCGCGCCTATGTCCGACGTGCGCTCGGTGTCACGCTGCCGCCGAACTTCGACCGCGAACTTGACGAGGCACTGCGCGAGTGGGCCGTCGATGCCACCTAACCCCGACACGATCACCTGCCCGGCAGACCTGGACCGCACGTCCAAAGCGGTCTGGAAGAAGACGCGGGCGATCCTGCGCAAGGACGACCGCTGGCGCCCCGAGTACTCGGTGCTGTTGGAGCGATACGTGCGCGCGATCGAGGTAGGCCGGCTGGCACGCCAGCGCATCGCCGAGCGTGAGGCCGAACTTGCGAAGCTCCGCCCCGAGTGGGAAGCGGAACGCGCGACCGCGCGAGCCGCTGGCGATCTGGACGCGCTGAAACGCGCCGAGCGCAACCTGTCTCGCACCGCATACACGGCATGGGGATCGCAGGGCCAGATCGTCCCACACCCCGACCTCAAAACGGCTCGCGACGCGGAACGCGACGCGAACGATTACGCCAAAGAGTTGCTGCTGACGCCGGCCGCACGGCAGAAGACCGGGGAGGCCGAGAAGGGGCCGGCTGGCCCGTTTGGAGGACTGCTGTGATCGTTTATCTCGCTGGACACCATATGGCCGAGGACTACCGGGTAACGGCGACGCGCCGGCTGCGCGAGGGCGGGCACGAGGTGCTCGATCCCATGCGGGACGAGCATGACTATCGAGGACTTGAGGGGCACAACGTGGATCGCATCGTTCGGGGGGACCTTCGCGATGTGATCGACTGCACTCACGTCCTCGCCAACTTCTCTCAGAATAGCGTCGGCACGTCGATGGAGTGTTGGTTCGCCCATTCGATCGGGAGGCCGATCGTGTCCTTTGTGGACGGTCCAGACCTACGCATAAGCCCGTGGGTCCACTACGTATCGGAGTCGGTACATAGGTCATTGGCCGCGGCTCTGATGGGCTTGCCGTGCGGCTAGCCCTCGTGCTGACATCGCTCGGCGCCTTCGCGGCGCTGGGCGTGGTGGACCTGCTCGGGGGCGAACCACGAACGGGTATCGCCGCCGTGCTGTTGGCCGTTGCAAACGGCCTTCTGCTCCTTCGGTGATTCATTATCACGGCACGCCCATCACCCCTCGTGCGCGCCTTCTTGAACTTGCGGGCAGGTGTTTCTGTGTAAGTTACGCCGCCCCCGGCGATGTGATCGCCTGTCACAAGATAGGACAGGCGATCATGCTCGACAATGGAGCTTTCTCGCATTGGACTAGTGGGCGGACGACTGACTGGCCTGCCTATTACGAGTGGGTCGAGCCCTGGCTGGATTTCAAGACGACCTGGGCCGTGATACCGGACGAGATAGGCGGCGATGCCGCGTCGAACGATGCGCTCCTGGCGCAGTGGCCGTTTGGCGATCGGGGAGCGCCCGTGTGGCACATGCACGAGCCGCTCTCGCGACTAGTGCGACTGTGCGGCGGATGGCGGCGTGTCTGCATCGGTAGTTCCGCGGAGTATGCGCAGGTCGGAACCGAAAGGTGGCACCGTCGAATGGCAGAGGCGATGAACCTCCTTTGCGGCGATGGGCCACCGCCCGCGTGGCTTCACATGCTCCGTGGGTTGGGTCTTTGCGGTAGCGCGTACCCGTTCGCTTCGGCGGACAGCACGAACATTGCGCGCAACCATGCTGGCGCTTCATCGGTAGGTCGAGCCCCGACGTCACCACGGCTGATGGCTGACCGAATCGACGCTAGGCAGTGCCCGGCACGGTGGCGCCGAACTGCGGAGCAGATGACGCTCGGATTCGGATGAAGTCCAAGCATCATTTCGAGCACGAGATACGCCCCGCCTGGAAGGACTATCCCAACGTGGACGATTACCTGTCGGCGATGGAGGACTTGTCGCGCCTGCTCCGCAAGGCGCTCGACTACAACGGCAGCGTGACCCGCGGCGAAATCAGGAGGGCGCTACACCGTTATGAGCGACTCCGAGACGCAGCCGCACGGCCCGAGGGTCGTCCACTGTAAGCGCGAGCCCTTCGACGTTTACATAGGCCGCCCGTCGAAGTGGGGCAACCCCTTCGTGCTCGGCCAGGATGGTACGCGAGAGCAGGTCGTCGCGCTGTATCGCCGCGGCCTGGAATGTAGCGAGCTGCTGGACGATCTCCACGAGCTTCGCGGGAAGGTACTCGGCTGCTGGTGTGCGCCGCGGCCGTGTCACGGGGACGTGCTGGTGGAGATGGCGAATGACGGCTAGGCCCAAGGGCCGGCTGCGGTGGCAGTACGACCACTTCTGCTGGTTCTACGAGCAGCTCACCCTTCCCGAGGGGCGCCCCGCACGGTTGGAGGGCTTTCAGCGGCTGATCCTGCGGGAAATCTTCACCGAGGGCCGCGTCGAGCTGCTGGTGCTGATCCCGAAGGGGCACGCCAAGACAACGCTAATGGCCGCACTCGCGGTCTATCACCTGCTAATCACGCGCAACGCCAACTGCTACATCGGCGCGGCGGACAAGATTCAGGCCGAGGAGATGTACCGCTTCGCCTGTCACTTCGTTGACAGCGAGCCGGAAATCGCCGCCCGGCTGAAGGTACTCAAAGGCACGCACAAGATCGAGTCCCGGATCGACCAGGGCTTTATCCGCGTGCTGGCCTCCGATGACTCCAAGCAGGGCGGCAAGAAACAGGGCTTCAACCCGACGCTCGCACTGATTGACGAGCTGCACGCCCACGAGAACGACAACCTCTATACCGACATGCGCTCGGGGCTGTTCAAGCGCAAAGGCATCCTTGTCACGATCAGTACCGCAGGCTGGGACCTCGAAGGGGCGCTGGGCGCGCTGCGGCAGACGTTCCTCGACTGCTCCGATAAACGGCGGCGTCTAATCGCGCTCCCGAATGGGGACGTGGAGGAGCACCCGGACGGGCGGCTCATTGCCGCCCGCAAGCCTTCGGGCAACAGCGTCATGCTGGAATGGGCGCTGATCCCGAAGGGTCCGGGCGAGCCTGGGGACGACGTCGAGGACATGGCGGTCGTAAAGCTCGCCAACCCGGCGAGTTGGGTGACGATCGAGTCGCTGGAGGACGCCAAGGAGTCTCTGACACCCTGGACGTTCCGGCGCTACCGCTGCAACCTGTGGACGCTGGCCTTTGAATCGTGGCTCCCCGAGGGCGCCTGGGATGCACTGGTCGAGTGGGACCTGGCGTTGGTCCCGGGACTTCCGATTGTGGCCGCTGTTGACATGGCGCGATACATGGACTGCGCCGCCCTCGTGGTGGTGCAGAAACGCCCCGACGGGCTGTTCACCGCGGCCGCTTGGATTCGGCGAGGCAGCGAAGATGATCCCGTTCCGTACGGCGAGGTGAAAGACGCCGTGATGACGTTGCACGAGAATTTCGACCTGCGCGCTTGCGCGGGCGATCCGAAGTACCTGGATCAACTATGGGAGGAACTCGAAGCGGAGGGTGTCGCGGTCGAGGAGTTCCCGCAGTCACCCGAGCGAATGGGACCTGCCGCCGTGCGGCTGCGTCAGGCGATCGTCAAGGACAAGCTGCTGCGCCACGACGGCGACCCCGAGTTCGCAGCGCACATCATGGCCCCCGTGGCAAAGGAGATAGGAGACGACATGTTCAAGCTGGTGAAGTCCAAACGCAACGGGCCGCCGATCGACGGTGCGATTGCCCTTGAGATGGCGCTCGCGCTCGCAACCGAGCAAACGGCCGAGCCAGGCGCCGCGCTGTGGTAAATCCGTTCAGCAACCGTCGGCGCCTAGTGCGCCTTCACCTGCAGAACGGCGTAACGCTGGACCGGAGCGGCATCACGGAGTCGCCCGGCGTGACTATCGAAGGCATCCTCGTCGCTCGAACGCGCTGGGACTACATCCTCGTAGCAGCGAAGCTGATCGAGGGCCCGGAGCAGACGATCCCCCTGGAGGGGGGCGCTGAAGTCGAGCGCGCTCGGGTGCTCTTCAAACAGGTAATGGACTGAAGGGGGCTGCATGATCCTTGCCACCCCTCGCGGGGACGTACAACCCCGCGCTGCGGGCATGTTCGCGGGTGAGAGCACCATCCCGACGCCCGCCGAGGGGGTGGGGACAGGTGCCTGGTCCATAGCCGGGCGGCGCGTCACACCGCAGATCGCTGCCGGCCTGCCGGCAATCCTGCGCGGTGTCCGGCTCCTCGGTGAAACGGTCGCAGCCATGCCGCTCGGCGTCGTCAAGACTGACGCCAACGGCGACCACGAACAGGCCGTCGGGAGCTGGCAGTACGAAGTACTGCACGACACGCCGAATGACACGCAAAAGACGCCGTTCGCGTTCAAGGAGTTCGTCGTCGCCTCGATGGTGGCGATGGGGAACAGCTACTCGCTGAAGGCCAAGTCGCGTGGTCGCGTGCAGGCCCTGTACCCGCTGAAGCCTTCGCGCGTGCGCCCCAAGTATCCCAAGGGCGGCGGCCCGCTCGAATACGAAATCCGGGAAGATAACGGCAGGATCGTCACGCTTACGGCTGACGACGTTCTCCATATACCGGGCGTGCTGTTCGATGACCCGTGCATCGGTATCTCGCCGATCATGTTGGCCGCGAACACGCTTGGCACGGCGATCAGCGCCGAGGAGTTCGCCGGCCGCTTCTTCGACAACGACGCGACGCCCTCGGGCGTCATTTCGTTCAAGCAGGGCGGCGATTCCAAAGCGGCGAAAGACACCCGCGAGACGTGGGAGGATCGGCACCGGGGCAGCAGGCGCTCGCACAAGGTGGCCGCGCTGTTCGGCGAAGCCACGTACCAGCAGATCGGTGTGAACGCGGAGCAGGCGCAGATCATCGAATCGCAGCGGTGGAGCGTGGATCAGGCCGCGCGCGTGCTCGGGCTGCCCGCCTGGGCGCTAGGTGGCGTCGATCAAAACCCGCGCTCGACCCCCGAGCAGCGCAACTCTGAGCTGCTCACCTTCTCGATCTCGGCCTGGATCAAACGGTTCGAGGAAGGGCTGCACGCCGACCCCGACATGTTCCCCGACAAGTCGCTGTTCCCGTTCTTCGAGACAGAGGGCCTGGTCCGGGCGGAAATGTCACTCCGGTACGAATCGTACTTGAAGGCACGACAGGGCGGCTGGCAGTCGGCGAACGACATTCGGCGCAAGGAGAACGAACCGCCCATCGAGGGCGGGGACGTGTATCAGGAAACGCCCGTTGGTGGCGCCCCGGCGCTGCAGCCGGGCGCGGACGAAGGGCCACCGCCGGACGACCCCACGAAGGCGAAGGATGTTCCGCCCGTTCGCGAGGACACATCGGAGCAGGAGCAGCAACCGCTACCAATGCCCGCCTACGGCGTGCCATCGAAAGGACAGTAACTTGAAACCTTCGCTGCGAACGCCAGCGGGCGCCGTCAGACGGTTCGTCTATCCCGGCGATCTGGAGTGTCGGGATAGTGGCGCCGAAGCCGGCGCGTACAAGATCGTCGGCCATGCGGCCGTGTTCGACAAGCCTTGCGACTTTCGTTACTTCACGGAGTACATCGCGCCAGGCGCCTTCGAGAAGGCACTCCAGGCCGACCCCTTGGAAGTGGTGTCGAACTGGCAGCACGACGATCGCTGGATACTCGGGCACACGCTGAACGACACGCTCATCCTGAGCGAAGATGGTGAGGGCCTGCTGCAGTCCACAAAAGTTGCGCCGACGAGCTGGGGTAGCGACCTCCGCATCCTTCTGGAGCGCGGCGACATTCAGCAGGCGTCCTTCTGTTTCACCATCAACGCGGAGACGTGGGAATACGCCGACGAGGGCACTGATGACGAAGAGGTCACGGTGACTATCACGGAGATCGGCACGCTGTATGACGTGACGGTCTGCGCCCTTGGCGCGTACCCACAGACGGACGTCTCCATAGCCAGCCGCGACCGGCTGGACTCAGCACTTCGCCAGGGACATGTCCCTGGCTTGACCCTGGAGGACGCGCGCGAGCGTGGCCTCCTTGGTAGTGCCACTCACGCGGCCGATGAGGTCCTAGCGGGTGGTCGTGTTGCTCACGCGGCCGACAAGGCCCTAGCGGGCGACGCAGAACGCGAGGCAACTCGCGCCGGGACGCGCAAGCGCATGAACAGCGCGCGTCTCACTACACGAAAGTAGAACTAGTGAAAATCGAGCAGCTCCGCGAGGCGGTCAAGGCTGCCTTCAAGCGGATGGACGAGGCCTTCACTCAGCTCGAAAACCCCCAGGAGGGGGCCGACGAGCTGAAGCTGCAGGCCAACTTCGATGAGGCCGAGAGGGCTCACACGGAGGCAGTGACGAAGCTGGAGCGTGCCGAGGCACTTGCCGAGGCCCGCGACGCGCTTCCCGTAGACCCGAACGTACCCGCGGACGTGCCGGACGACGGCAGTCTCGTGGTGGACGACGGTGCAACGGTCGAGGTCGGAGACGGCCCGGAAACGTACACCAAGGGTGGTCCGCACTCGTTCATGCAGGACCAGCTCAAAGCGCAGAAGGGCGACAGGGGCGCGACCGAGCGCATCGTCCAGAACGCGCGCGAACTGGCGGCGAAAGGCAAGTTCGGCAAAGGCACGTTCGATGAGCGCGCCATCGCCGAGACGGCAGGAGCCGGTGGCGAGCTGGTAGCGCCACTGTACCTGCAGGAT